CGCAATGGCCTGCATCAGGGTATAAGGCGTGATGGCCACCGGACTGCCAAATGGCTGCCAGCCCTCCTTCAGTTTTTGTGTCAGTCGTTCAGCAAGGTCTGACGGCGATGCCGCCCTGACCACATCATAGTGTTTAAATGTCATAACCTCTCCTGCCGCCAGCAAAGTAATTATCCGGAACACACAATCATGTAACACATAAAAAACACTCTATAAAAAAACCATGTCTCTTATATAACAAAAAAACGCCGACAATTTAAAATGCCCTCTTATTTTAAACAAAGAATAAACGACACCAGAAAAACAACTCAGGCTGACAGATTGCTTTCAAAGCATCACTTATAATTTATGGCATCATTTAAAACCTTAAGAAAATAAGGAAAGCAAATGAACTGGATAGTGATTGATACGGTAATCCAGCCAGCATGTGGCATATCATTTTCAGCCATATGGTGTAACATAAAATTAATATTATGGTATCAGTCAGATACCTTCCTCCCTCCGGGCTGTATTTTTACACCAACCCGGACAGGCGTAATACTCAATAATAAAGAGCTCCCCGTCACCATTTACAACGTGACCCCATTTAATAAAAACGTCTGGAATTTAATTAAAAGCAGCCAGGAGTGCCCTGCAAACACAGGAAATATCACAGATAAGTGTTTTAATCATCGCTGCATTCTGGAAATATGCCCATACGGGCGAAAATAACAGAATCATTCAGATAAAAAGCCCCTCCGGAGAGGGGCTGACACTGCGTATCTGTATCATCATGTACATGGTGCCGGGTGCCTCCCGGTGAGTTCAGTCCGGTGTCCCTGAACCCGCGTATCTCGTTCCAGGTTGTCGTCAGAGATGACACCTTATACACCAGTCGCCCCTCCGCACAGGGGGATTCACCATGCGAAATTTTTTTAACAAATGCTCAGTCTGACAGGCAACTGTCAACTGACTGAATTGTGACACAGATTACACTTGTTACCCACATACCACGAATCAGGTTATGCCTCAGTCATTATTAAACTGCACTTCAGCAAATCCGGAGCCTGATTCACAGGTACTGGATTTGATTGTGACAGTCATTCCTGTCAACTGAGCACTTTGCAGTAACGGTTGCAGATTCCAGCGACTGGTCCAGTATTCTTTCCCGTCAACCTTCACTGTAAATGTGTCATCCTCATTATACTTGGAAAACTCAATTTTACCTTTAGCGCAATCCGCCGCCATTGCATTAACAGAAACTAATGCAAATAAAACCGCCATAAACATCTTCTTCATACTTAACTCCTTTATTCACCCGTTGTATATAAAGACTGTGATTTTCTGTTCAGAAACGCTGCTGCTGTATTACTTTCCCATAATGTATTGTTTATTTTTATAACGGGCCTGTCGCCAGTTATCTGACATTCTGGTTGACTCTCTTCATTCACGGCGCGAACAGAACGCGCCCCCTGATGATGGCAATTCAGTATAACGGCCACAGTGCCCAGTATCGCCGATATATTATTAAAGGATATTCTCCCCACTCTGACACCATCCTCTCCCCGATACTCCGGAAGCACATTGCTGATTCGCCCCCAGTTCAGAGTGAGGTCCACGTCTCCCGGCGTCATCGTATACACAGGAGCAGTTTCAGACAGTGCCTGACGAAATTCTCTCTGTATCTGCCTGAAGCGTAAGGCTTCTGCTGTGACAGTGACAAAACGCAGAACTGCTCTGGATGCATCTCTGGTCATTGTATTACCACTGAACTCCATTAACGCCAGATATGATGAAACCAGTGAGTGACGACTGATTTGCATTCCGGAACGTTCCAGCGCTGCGACACGTTGCAGAGTGGTATAACTGCTGTCCGTTGTCATGGAAACCGTTGTCACACCGGGCACTGATATATGTGTAAAATCTGAAAAACGGTAGAAAGTATTTGTTGCCGTATTAACGAACCCGGCCACATATAAATTATTTTGCTCAATAATCAGACGAAGATGGTCAAAACGCGCCTGATAGACATCAAGCCCTCGTATATCCACAGCAAAATAACTGCCCGGCGGGGTGTGGTTAATAACAGACACCGATGTGGTCCCCTGAGATATATGTTCAAGAGGGGTCGATATCTCTGTCCGTATACTATTTAACGAAGAGACATAACTTTGTTGAGTCGAAAAGTCTATCGTAAATTCCCGGGAATAGGATACCGAAGAAAAACCCAGTAACAGGCACAGTACCCATTTAAATAATATACACTTCATATACAGGTGTTCCTTTTGGCTGAAGTAATCAGCACCAGACCCGGCGCAGATATAAAAAAGGCCCGCAAAAGCGAGCCTGGTAAATAAATATGGCGCGTTGTACTGGATTCGAACCAGTGACCGATTGCTTAGAAGGCAATTGCTCTGTCCGGCTGAGCTAACAACGCTGACTACCGATAATGGACCGCCATCGAGGACTCGAACCCCGCGCAGCCAGCTTCGAAGGCTGGCGCTCTATCCCGATGAGCTAATGGCGGTATGTGATATGGTGGCCCTTGCTGGATTTGAACCAGCGACCTGGCGATTATGAGTCGCTCGCTCTCACCACTGAGCTAAAGGGCCGGGCGCAGGATAATAACGGTACGTAACTAATCCTGCAATATCATCCGTTCTGACTGACTAAATCCTGAACTTCCCTGACCGTCTGCTCAAAACGTTCAGTCTCCAGCTCAACGCCAGTTGCACGACGCCCCAGCGCCATCGCGGCTTTGACTGTCGAACCCGACCCCATGAAAAAATCTGCAACCAGGTCACCCGGACGACTGCTCGCGCTGATTATCTGCTGCAGCATTTCTGCCGGTTTTTCGCACGGATGTTTCCCGGAATAGTACTGCACCGGTTTATGCGTCCACACATCGGTGTACGGCACCTGCGCCGTCACACCGAAATACCGCCGCAGATGCTTATATTCACTCTGCAGTTCCGTATAGTGTCGGTTCAGTTCACTGTATGTGCTGACCAGTTGGTGATGTGGCTTTTCCAGTTCTCCGCGCTGATGCTTCTCTTCTGCCACCCGGGCAAACAGCGCCTGTAATTTCAGATAATCGCTTTCGTCCGGTAGCTGCCACTGACTGGCACTGAACCAGTGCGACACCATGTTTTTCTTTCCTGTGGCATCTGCAATCTGTTTTGCCGTTATCCCCAGAGCCGCACGTGCATCACGAAAGTAAGAAATCAGCGGGGCCATCACATGCTGTTTCAGTGCCCTGCCCTTCGCCTCATACCCGGCATCTTTCGGACGATACGGCCCCTGATAATGTTCCGCGAACAGAATGCGCTCTGTGGCGGGGAAATACGCCCTCAGGCTTTCCTTGTTGCACCCGTTCCAGCGTCCGGACGGCTTTGCCCAGATAATATGGTTCAGTACACTGAAGCGTTCACGCATCATGATTTCGATATCAGATGCCAGGCGATGGCCACAGAACAGGTAAAGACTTCCGGCAGGTTTCAGCACCCGCCAGAACTGCGCCAGACACTGGTCCAGCCACTTCAGGTAATCATCGTCGCCCTTCCACTGGTTATCCCAGCCCTCAGGCTTCACTTTAAAGTACGGCGGGTCCGTGACTATCAGGTCAACAGAATTTTCGGGTAACGACCGGATAAATTCCAGGCAGTCAGCGTTGATCAACTCACAACTGGATATTTTTACAGTATTAAGCATGGATCATTAAGCCTGTCTCTGATAGGCTCATTCTGCTTTTGCGCAAAGCAGTGGGCCTGAGGTTTGCTTGTGATCCGGACGCATGAGCAGATGGCTGGTGAGTGCCCCTAACACCCACCAGCCGCCCATTTACCACAAATAAAAAAGCCTTCAGGACTGAAGGCGTCTGTAACAACCGAACTGATAGTCTGCCAGACCCGCCATAACAAGCTGGGTCAGTATTAGCTGGCAGCGTTCGCGTGAAAGGTACGTATTCTGTGCAATCTCCCCGACAGTCGCCGGTGCGGTGGCACTTAATTCATTAAACACCACTCTGGCGGTTTCTGTCATATCCTGCTGTTTCAGCATGTCTTTTTCCCTTTTCCGGTTAACGTGACACACCAATAACTCTTGTCAAAAAAGCCAGCAAGCTGAAAGACCGGTATTCACCGCCGCCAGCGCGTTTACTGTACTGGCGTGATTTCAGTCATAAAAAAACCCGCCAGGCGGCAGGTTTAAGCTGTATGACGGAGTGACCACTCTTAACAGATTAAGATGGTTTTTGTTATAACACAAATCATTTCTTCGGTATCTTTATATCCCTTATGTTTCAATCGCCATAGATACCATCAATGAAAGTCGCTTAAAAAACTCTGTAGCAGCTTTGTCTAACGTTGAATAAGTTCTGAGCTCTCCACGCCCAGGACCAGTCACAACCCACGGACGTCTTTTAGGTGTTCTGGCTCCCTCCGAAATCACAACACCTGATAGACTGACATCAATTGTTATCTCCGTTCTTGTTTCATCCTCATGTCTTTCCATAAACTGAATTGCCATAAATGCTGTTTTTTTTCTTTTTCCATTTTTGAAAAAATCAAATAGAGCAAATTTATGATCATTAAATTCAACTCCCCATCGACCTTCCGGATACAGGCTATGAAAGTCCTCATACACACTCTGCATCGTCTCATAAACTTTAAGATCTAAACTTCCATATGGCACAGTTATCATGGACGAGTCACTAGGTAGTTGTATTTTCCCAATATTAAAAAACTTTACAGCATCAGTACTATGGCATCTTGCCCTAAGTTTATCTTCTGATATGCTTATCGGAGATATATCTCTCAATGTTCCTGGCTGACTACCTCCTAAGTAAATTACCGTTAAAGATTTCTTATTTTCAATTGCATCCAGCAATATGTGTCTTACATTTTCATTCACAAATAACCTCCTGCTGAACGTGTATCATCAGGAGATTACTGTAAAATATAACTAGTAACAGTTCATTTATCTTGAATCATTTTCGTGATTCATATAACAATCCATTTCTAAAGATACCTCGAGCATTGCCAGACACCCTTCAACAAACCCTTCAGCTTTCTGCAATCTAATAACAACTTGATTAAGCGATATCCCCATTTTCGCCCCTAGCGCTCGTAATGTGATCCCATATACATAATACATTTCCAGTAATTGGTATTGATATGGTTCCTTTTTCTTGAGAACTGCCATAACTGAACTAATGATAAGACCATCATCATCGCAACATTGCGGTCGAAATTTTACTTTTGAGGGGATGAGGCCTTTAAACCCCGCAGCAATTGGCGACCAACTAACATTCTCATGATTATTTGCCGCCCATGCACCCCAGCGTTCGAGAACCATCTGAATATCACGCATCAACTTTCTCCACAAAATCAGGACAGCACACCAATCGCCAGTGCGCGATCGATAAAACGAAATATCAGCTCCAGTTGGGAACCATACTTCTCTTCAAATGCCACGGTATCCGCATGCAGTTCGTCATGGTGTTTTCTGCACAAAGGCAACACAAAAAGGTCATGCGCTTTTGTACCCATTCCACCCTGACCATGACCAATCAGGTGATGCGGATCGTCGGCTGGCTTACCACAACATGCACACGGCTGCGTCTTAACCCAGCACGTGTACTTTTCATTAACCCAGCGACGACGTTTGGGGCGTAACATAAAAGACTCCGGCGACTCCGGATCCACTTTCAGCGCCAGCACCTTTTTCGCTTTATCCTGGATAATGCTGGTGGCAGGAACCGAAGGCACAAGGTCACTCTCCCGGGTGACAGACGGCAAAACAGGCTTCGGTAATCTCAGGGCCTTACGGGCTGCACTTTCCGGTAAGGCATCCGCCAGGTCATTACGAACCAGCCACCAGCACAGTTCAGGCATTGTCACAACGTGACTGTCATCAAAACCGAGATCACGACGGACTACGGACAACACCCAGCGGGCACAGTTATCCGTTGCCATTGACTCCAGACGTTCCGTGAACTGATCGCGAAGCAGGTTATCGCAGTGCCAGCACAGACGGATTGCGCCCGGCGCGTGTCGCATTGTGGTCATGTTCTCGCTGTGCCATCCGAAATGAGGCCACTGGCAGCCTTTTTCACGAAGTAACCAGCTCTCAAGGCATTCCACGCCACCAGCACGACGGATCACTGCCTCATTGCGGAACACGGCCCGAACGGCAGGATCATCCGCCAGCGGTTGTGATGCTGCCGGAACGGCACCACTGGCAAAAGATGAATAACGTTCCGGCTCAGGCTCCAGCAGGACACGCCCCTGCATAAACAGGGGCATCAGCTCTGAACCGGGTCTGAACAAGACGATCCCCATACGCGGGGCAATTTCAGGGGTCAGCAGTGCTCTCACGGTCACCTCAGCGAACGGTATTGCATGAACGCAGGAGAAAAAAATTCAGCCATCACGCAGTAAACTCCTTCACCAGCGTTTCAAACTGGCTTACCTGGCCTTCCAGTTCCGCCACGCAATCCACCAGCTCATCCACCGCCTTTTGTGTGCGGTGTTTTGCCTGCAGCAGATCACGAAGCGCCGGAGTAAGCTGCTTGCGGAGCGTATCTTTTGCCACGCTCGTTTTTTCCATCTGTTCAGCACAACGAAGCATCTCCTGCGCCTGCCGACGAAGTTGTTCCGGTGAAACAGTGGTTGTTCTGTTGTTCAAAATAAACGCTCCGTTTTACTACCCGACATGCGGTTATTGCTGTATCTGCGCGGATTGCCCGGCGTCATGGGAGTGGAAAGAACCCGGGCACTCTCCTGATCCACAGGCAGAAAATGCCCGTTATGAAAACGCCGGTAAATGGTACCCAGCGTGCCATTACGCTGTTTCGTGATGTTGATTTCAGCTATGCCTCTCGCCTGTGTCTCCGGGTTGTACACCTCATCCCTGTAAAGCATCAGAATGATGTCTGCATCCGCCTCTATTTCCCCTGAGTTTTTCAGGTCCGAGTTCATGGGGCGTTTATTGGGTCTGGATTCCACGCCACGGGAGAGCTGGCTCAGAGCAATCAGCGGAAAACCGCCGGATTTTGCCAGGCTTTTAAGTCCCTTTGAGATTTCCCCCACAGCAAGGTCGTGACGCCCCGTGCTGCGGGTTTTAATCAGGCCGAGGTAATCGACCACCACCAGCGCCGTTTCCGGGTGTTTCATCCGGTGGTGCCTCGTGGTTGCACATATCTCATCAATGGTCAGGTTTGCCTGGTCCACCATCCAGATATTACGCCCCGTCATTCGTCCCACGCCCTGTGAGAAACGTGCCCAGTCTTCGTCTTCAAAACGGGCAACAGACTTAAGACGGGATACCGGCATTCCCCCTGCTGCAGACACCATACGTTCACCAATCTGGATGTTCGCCATCTCCATGGTGAACAGAAGCACGCCATGCCCCTGCTCAGTCACCTTGTCGATGATATCCAGCGCAAGTTCGGTTTTCCCCATCGAAGGACGAGCCGCAATGAATACCAGGTCGCCTGGCTCCATACCGCCCGTTTTTGCGTCCAGTTCATCAATACCGGTCATCAGCGCCCTGGATTTCTCCAGTCCCTGATTGCGGCATTCAACACGGTCGACCACTTCCGGAAGGACATCATCAATGTGAACCGGCTGAATGACGCCCTTTCCGGTCGACAGTGAGGCCATCATGTTCTGCGCATCCTTCAGGGCATCCTCGGCTGCTTCACAGGTATACGCATCACGTAAATTCTGTAATGCTTCAGTCAGTGTTTTTTCTGCATCGCGCAGTGCGGCATTACGCCGCAACGCTGCGACATAGTGCTCCAGTGAAGACTTCACCCAGGTTTTGCGTCCGGTGTCGGTAATCACCGGGGCAAGTTCCGGCATCTCATTGCACAGCAGTACGGGGTCAATGACGCCGGATACACGGGCCTGTCTGCAAATTCCCGCGTAAATATCCCGGTACTGTCGTGCAGAAAAAACGTCCGCCGACAATGTGGCCAGAATATCCATCACTTCCGGATCAGCCCCACGCAGAAAAAACGCGCCAATGACAGCGCCTTCCAGGTCATCGTTACGCCATGCCGGGGTGTTCTGGCTGGTCATGCGGCAACACCTCCGATACGAGAACGGTAGCTGGGCCAGTTAAACGACAACCAGTTGCGCCCGCCATTGGTGATCCTGTCGGCAATCCGGGGACTGATGAACGCCCACAATTCTTCCGGTGAAAGGTTGCTGATCAAGATAGTTGGCAAAATACCCTCATACCGGGCATTGATAATTTCCTGCAAAATGGCCATTTCAGCCGCACTGCCAAACTGAACGCCGACTTCGTCGATGATCAGCAAATCCAGTGACGCATAATGCTCAATGACGCCATCCGCTGTTTTTTCACTGTCATTCCGCCAGCAGTTTTTCACAGCACGGGTAAGGCGCATCACGTCGGTGATCTCCACACTGGCCAGATAGTTACGGATGATGTGTTTTGCCATTGATACCGCCAGATGATTTTTCCCGGTACCGCAACTGCCGGTCATAACAAGACTGGTACCGTTCTCCAGCATATCTGGCCAGTTCTCCGCATAGCGGCGACAGGCCGCAAGATTTCTGGCTGCGTCAGGATTAACCTCCAGATAATTATCAAACTCGCAGTCCCGAAAACGCAGAGCAATTCCGGCGTTATCAGTCAGTTCTTCCGCCTTGAGGGACGACAGCTCCATGGTCAAATCGTTGGCCTCAGCTATCAAGCAGTCAGGGCAGCATGAAATTTTTTCTCTGTCCTCGCCATTACGATCGCTCCACACCAGAATATGTGTGTGGTATTCGCCATGTTTTTCGCAACACCCGCGCCCTTCACGCATCCAGCAGGAACGATAAGGCCATGGTTTTTCGCCCTTCTGAGCAAATGCAATCTCTGCCCGTAACTCATCCATCTGCGCCTGTAGTCTTGTTTGTTGTTCACGCAGGTTAAACGTCATCATCGCTGTCACCTCAGAATGTCAGTTTGTCGCTGGATTTACCGAATTTGTCAGACATGGCACCAAGGCCAGACAGAACATCGACCTGTCTTTGCCGCCCACCTCCGGGAACGGCAGGCTGTTGCCAGGATTCGTCAAAGTGTCGATCGGGGCCAAAGAACGTCGACGCCTGCTTCACAAACTGGGTGCCGATATTTCCTGAGACACGCACCCAGGCGGCATAGCGTTTCACACCGTTGAGCATGGTTTCTGGTGTCACACCTTCCCTGATTCGGGCTTTCCAGGCTTTGAAAGCTGCTGACTTGGAATTACCACCAGCACGTTTGGGGTATTCCTGCCAGGCCTGCTCAAATTCCGGTGAATATTCCTGTCTGGCAGAACGCGCTGGTGCAGACGCGTCAGCGGATGCGCCAATAGTGTTTTTAGTCTCCGTTGTAATCTCTGTAGTAATCTCTGTATTTGTATCAACATTCGGCGTATCCCCTGTTCCGTTATGACGTTGGGGGGTGTTCCGTTTTAACGTAATAGCTGTATCGCTGATTGCATTATTGCTGTTACTTTCTGGCGAAACAGAAGAAGGTGTGGTGATGGCAGCAATTGCCTGTGGGTTGATCCCGACAAACAAAATATTGCTGCATTTCACCCCATCGAGCATTTCCACCGTGCGTAAATCCAGAGTAATAAACCCGGCATCACGAAGACGCTTCAGCGCATCTGCGGTTTCCCTTTTCCCAAAGCCAAACTGCTCAGCAAACGCCTGATAGCTTCTTTGCAGCTTGTCACTCTGAAAACGCTTGCGATATCCCAGTAAAGCCCCTGTATGCTCATCCCTGACTTCTGTCGGGCGATACCAGTAAACAATCTCTGAAAGCAGCGCAATGGCAGTCGCATCTGGACGCCCACTGGGTAGCTGGATATGTTTCCACCAGGATGGCGGTGTGACATTGCCGGAAATATTAATTTGACCAATAGCCATAACCTCCGGTGTAGGAGCGTAACGACTCATACGACCTCCTTACGCGGCATGACTATGGCGTAGTCCTTATTATTGGTCGCTGACTGGATCAACCTGTAAATATTTTTCCCTGCACTTTCCTTTCCACTTTTCGTTTTATTCCTTCTCCCCCTGGAAACAGTGACAACGCCAAGATCTTCGAGTAATGCCGTAGCGTTTGTGATTGTGTTACGGCATAAGCCAAGAGCTGCGGACAATTCCAGAAGAGAAATTTCCACAAAACCCTGCTCACCTGAAGCATTTTGCAAATAAGATAAAAGCAGCCTTGAACTCTTATTGAGCGCTTTTTTTTCAGGCGTTAATTTACAAATCACACGGCACCTCCCAGACGCTTAAACATTTTTCCGGACTGAAACGCCACCAGCGGATAACTCAGGGTATGAGTACGCCCCTGAACCTGACAGACAACCTTCTGGCTTTCTGTATTGACCAGGCAAACCCGCAGAACGTGTCCGTTGCTGGTGGTGAACCACTGCCCCACACGGGGGCAATGGTTGTATCGGTGATACAGGAAATTAACGATGTGGCGGATCATGGACGCACCTCCTTGTCAGAACCATTCAGCCTGGAATCAACAAGTGCAGCACCAAAAACAGCATCACCTACACGGTCGTACAGTTTGCTGGCCAGCGGAGATTCAACAGCCTTAAGCATTGGATAAAGCTGGCTTGTCCAGATTTGATGGATTTCACGCAAATGCAGGTATACGCCTCTGGCGTTTCGTGCGACAGCTGACATATCAGACGCATCGGCACCTGATAAACTCTTCTCCATCAGGTTAAAGGCGTTGATGTATGCCTCTTTGAACCGGGCAGCACGTTTACCAGTGAAGCCCATAGCAAGAAACGCAAAGCCGTCGCGGGTTATTTGATAGCAAGGTAGTTTGCGGCCTGTGCAATCGGTGTAATCACTCACCGAAAAATTGCGGGCAGTGAATGATGCGGAACATTCAAGCGTGCGGATCTTTTTCAGTACATCGTCATGACGTTTGGAGAAGAAGTTGGCAACAGCCAGGGATGAAGTAACAGCCTGACCATCAACGATGGCAATTTCAGGTTGAGTGAGGGTTGGGATCGTAGCCATGATGGCAGCCTCTTTGGTGATTTTTAATAACTCACCACCAAGGCTTTCCACGACCTTATTGGTGGTGAGACGTACAGGGGTGGAAATACCGGTCACCAAAGAACCCGGCCCAACCGAAGTTGGCCCTGCACGCCCCACCATAATTTGGGCGTAATGCTGCTCATGACACAAAAAAACCGCAAGAGCGCGGTTGTGCGCTTTGGTGAATTCCGGGTTTCCACGCCCGGCACCCGCTTTATAAGGTGCCTGAACAGTGTAACGTCCCGAAATTGAGGAATCAATATTTTGGAGAACAATCATGCAGCACCCGCCAGTTCTTTATCGTGGGTGAATTCGCCATTCCAGTTTCTCTTCATGGGTAATGCACCTCTAAGATACTGGCGATAAATCCAGACCGCCCCTTTCTGGAGAAGAACTGGTGTATACGAATAAAACCCTTCTTCATAACCTGAATCGATATAGTGGTGACGTTCGGTCAGATACAGATCTCGGGCATATGCCTTTACACGCCATGCGGGGCTTCGCGATTCAGGACGCTCGTCATAAAGCCAGTTGTGAGCCTCCAGAAATGCTGTGATACGCTGAACATTTACTCCATTAAGTTGCTTGCAGAACTGAACCGGTGTCATGCCAGGCTGGAATAAATTTTCCAGATGTTCGATGTATTGGGCCTGACGATGAACGTAACTAATTGCTCTGTTTTTAGCCTCATATTCATCCGCCCAGGCACGGGCAGCAGCAGCCGGATCGCTAAAATCTGGTAGGGATGTCATTGTGGTAAGACTGTAATTCCCCGTTTTACGAATTGACGGAATTACCTCCGATGTAATCCACCGTTTAAAACGTCTTGCCTGTTTTTTTCGACTTTTGATAATCAGCGCATAGAGCCCGGATTCATTGACCAGCAAAGGCTTACGTCCCGAACCTAAGTAATCCTTATATTCGGTTTTATCTTCATCATCGATGGACTGAAGGGAGATAGCAGTATTTGTCAGCCCCAGCGCGTTACATATATCCACGGCAAAAAACCATGGTGTTGAATCAATGACCACACTACGAACTGATGACAACAATTCACCAGTGCTTGATTTAAAATCGAAAACTTTGATATTGTTTTTCACGTAATATCTCCGACGATAAACCCGACTGGCCGGTTTTCTCTGCCGGCCTTTCTTATTTCTGCCAACCAATAACCTGAAATACCCCCATTTTCGGGTAATACCAGCGAGTCCCTCGCGGTTCTGCTTCCTCCATAACCCGATAAAAAGCAGCCATAAACGGTTCCACAGCAACAATTGCGCGACGAGACAACAATCCATCCGGCCTCATGAACTCATGGGGGTCGGTAGGGATCTGATATGCGTTCACCAGATTGCGGCATTTCGCATCTGACATACCCGTTTTCGCCACCAGCTGACGGTAGCCTGCATAACCATCGCGTATGGTGCCTCTTTTGATTTTCTCGACGGTTTCAGTAACGTGGGTGACTTTCTCTTCCACCTGCTCAAGACGTCTTTGTTGACGAACGGCTTCAAGTGCCATTGCAGCAACCATTTCGATCTGGCTCATTGGTTTGCGGATTTGTTCTTCCAGTTCGCGCCAGCGGTCTACCAGGCGGGCGGTGAATTCAGGGCAAAGCTGTGCGACAACAATGATGCTGTCGCGCTTGCCTCGTTCACCTTCGAAAAGATAATGCTTACTTTTTTGAGTTAAACCTAACCCATTGATATTTTCAGAAATCCCCATTGGGGGAAGCTGAATAATCCCTCGTTCAGCAAGGCGCTCAATGGATTGTTTCACTTTGTCATGGCGGCTGCCCACCAGCTCTGCGATCTCAACGCTGGTCATGGATGCTTTATCGGTAAAAATTGCGGTATTCATCTGATTGCTCCTTGAGGATGACATTTCAGAACTCACGCCAAAACGTATGCATCGTGAGTTACTGCTCGTGACAGTCAGTCTTTAATCTCTGGTAATACCGTTTGATTTTCGTAACGAATCAGGAATTCCATCTTCGGGATAAGGGTATAGATCAGGTCTTAACCCATGCGGAGTAACCTTCCATTCAACTAATTCACACACCCGTAAAACAAAACGAGAAGGAACGGAGTTTTTAGAAAACCACAGGTTCACCGCTTGTGGCGTAACACCGATGTATCTTGCTATGGCGTTTTGAGGAATCAATTTACGCAACATGTCGTAATCATTCAGTTTTATCACAGCACAGCTCCAATATTAACTTTACAAATCAAGAATACATCAAGAATAAATTAACATGCAAGTTTCAAAAGGATCGAATACACTAAAATCAAGTTAATATTTATGTGTATAAAGCCTCGACAGGAACTCACCATGAAGAATGTAAAAAGCACAGAAAATCGGATAGCAATGATGCTGAAAACAAAAGGCTGGAGTCAGGCTGAACTAGCCCGTAAGCTGGGTGTAAGCGCACAATCAGTACAATACTGGACTACAGGAAAGACGTTTCCCAGAAGCGATAAACTTGCACAACTATCAGTAATTAGTGGTTATCCACAATCCTGGTTTTTGGGTGAAGACACCTCATCAACACTTTCTTCAGCTGAAAAACACCATACAAGAGAAGACAGCGTTGTGTTCAATGTACTGGATGTTGAATTCAGCTGCGGCGACGGAACTCATGTTCGGGGAGATCTAATTGATGTTGTACGCTCAATAGAACTTGATCCTGAATATGCCCGCCGCCTGGTCGGTAACAGAGCATTCAAGAACATAGAAATTGGTAACGCCAGAGGGGACAGCATGGCCCCAACAATCTCCCCAGGGGACTTGCTGTTTTTAGATAAAACAGTAACTTATTTTGACGGTGATGGCATTTATGCATTTTGCTTTGATGGCGAATGTTACATCAAACGACTTCAAAAAATTGGAAGCAAGATCATGGTCTTATCAGACAATCCCAACTATCAGCCATGGAGCATCGAAAAAGAGGGAATGGCGCTGCTATATATCCAGTCAAAAGTCATCTCATCGGTACCATTCAATATCAACAGATTTGGTTAGTTATTGATTTTAAATTAAATTATTGGTCACACATTACAAAAAAATCAAGTTTATCAATTTTTGATTGACACGCGTTTTCCTGATACATAATATCTCACCATCAATTATATATTGATTAACTTCAACTTAGAATTGCATGGTGATGATATGGAAGCCTTACAAACAACACCAAAAACATGTAGCCTCAATACTTACAACAAGGTTTTATGTGATGATTTAGACCTCGATTCTTTTGCATTAACCATCGCAAACCTGCTCAGTGCTGTTCGCACCTTCAACCTCCTGGATGATACGCGATTAAAAGAGGTTGGGTTTGATGTGCTGGAATTTACTCATGAATATGCTTTAGCGATCGCATCGACAAAACAACAACATTCTATTCGCTCAGGCAACAAGATAGCCTGCATACGCACCAAACGTGAAGCCTGCGGCTTAACAACTGCCGAACTCGCCAGGCTGCTCGATCTCGATGAAGAAATTATCATCCAGTGGGAGAGCGGAGAGTACGAACCAACCATCAGCATGCTTATCCCCCTGGCAAACGTCCTAGGATGCGATCCGCTTTCTCTGCTGAGTGAAAAAAACAGCGAGTCAGTTATTCGCGTAAATGTGCCTGAAGTCCATGTGGAAAGTATTGGCGCACGCATCAAAAGCGCCCGTACAAAACTGGGATTAACCGAATCTGATCTTGCCCGCATGATTCATACCTATAGTGACCCCATAAACGACTGGGAATGCGGCATCCATGAAGTTCCAGCTGATCAGATAGTACCACTGGCCAGTGCTCTTAATTGTGACCTGATGTGGTTGTTAACGGGAAAATCAGAAGCAAAGGAGCAGCAACAATGACTGGCAATATCCATGATAAGTATGAAGGCTTATGCCTGGCACCGGATTCCTTTGCAAACAATATCCATAATTTATTATGCGCAGTTATCGTATTACAAATGTCAGACAACGACGCAATAAAAAGAACAGGTGATGAAGTTCTTGAATTTGCACGTTGCTATGCTGAAGCAGCAGCTGAAAAAGAACTATCCAGTTAAATAGAACAAGTCATCTCCAGATACTATATTACGGCTTAATCGCCGGGGATTATCACACACTTAATCCACAGGAGGTTTTATTATGACTTTTATAAAACATAAGGCATCACACAAAACAGCCTGCCTTATTGCACAACACGGGAAAAATCACATGCATATTGCCTGCTTGTTTCTGCGTAAAGCATACGGGAGATAATAATGCATCAGAAAACAGCAGAACACGAACAAACCAGAGTATTGCTGACCATCAAAAACGGGAAAGTAGTATTAATTCGTCATGTTCATGACGATGAATTTGTAGGAAATCTTTCAACATTCCTGTTTATTGCAGAAAAGGCAGGATATGACGTTATTGCACCAGCAGATGAAGATGAGGAATAAATTTCATGCAATACGCTGAATTCCAGGCTGAAGCAACAGCCAATGGTATACAAACAGGCAGTATGACTATTGATTATCACGACGCCATACGCCGTCTGGATGCTGGAGAATTCGATACTCCTAATGTGCGAGGTTTACGTATCCTTCAGTGTCTCGCGCAAGCTGACGAAGCAGGATTACTGGGAAAACTTCCGGTTGAGATGAAGGTTGCCCAGTGGCGATGGTTGTATGTGACGACATTCATCAACGAAGAAGAAGACAAGAACGGCACAATTGATGTCCCGAATGAACACGGAACAACAGATCGCGCCGTAATATATAACGGGAAGCATGGGGTTATGACGATATATCCCGGCCCCATTCGGTTTGCCTTACAGCAGTATATTGAATGGAATTTAATTCAAAAATACGGCGAGGCAGAAGGAATGGGTAGAGCACTATTTCTTTATCAGAAAATGCTCATTACATACCCAGATAAAGGTTTCATTGTTTCAGACATGGGGCGAGAAGGGCTTGAACTCCTTCTGGATGAAATGATTAACGACCTGAATACTCATGGTATGCCAGAAGGCCAGTGACACATTAAATATTAAGAAGAATATAATTCTTCCGTTTTTTACTAACCGTTTATATGAAAAGCAACCGTGACTTAAGCAGAGTAAAACTGCTTTTAATCCTTGCCACAGTACTGACAATAACAGAAATCATTATTCTCTTTATTGCGCTGTCTGTCAGTTAAAAATATCGGGATACCACATACCAATGAGACTGTATTTCACAATAGTAATTTTACTGGCAATTATCGCATGCATTTACGGATTACTCGTTCCGTTCCTTATATCCATGAAGGATACGATAGCAGTTATTTCTGGCTTTGCACTGGCGTTTCTGACCCCGCCCTGCATTTATGCCATTTACAAGGGTCTTTCTTTCACTAAGGATAAAAAATGAAAAAAATTATTTTTGCTTTAGCCATTGTTCTGCCGACCATTGGCCTTGTCGGCTGCGATCGCGTTGAACCCGGTAATGTTGGCATCAAAGTAAATAAACTGGGCGACGATAAAGGCGTCGGTGAGGTGGTCGGTGTTGGTCGCTACTGGACTGGCTGGAATACTGAAGTTTACATCTTCCCAACCTTCAAACAAATGAAGACCTACGATGAGCCGTTCAGTTTCCAGATGAGTGACGGCACAACCATTGGCTATCACATCGGTGTTGCCTACAAAGTTGATCCATCCAAAGTTACCACGGTGTTTCAGACCTACCGCAAAGGCGTGGATGACATTACCGACACTGACCTGCGCCAGAAGATCGCCGACGCACTCAATCGACTGGCCAGCAAAATGACCACTGACAAATTTATCGACGGCGGGAAGTCTGAACTACTGGATGCAGCTCTTAAAGACATTCAGGCAGAAATGACGCCCATCGGTATTCAGGTAATGAGTCTCTCATATGTGGGTAAGCCGGAGTACCCGCCAACCGTTATCGACAGCATTAATGCCAAAGTCACGGCGAACCAGAAAACCCTGCAACGCGAACAGGAAGTAAAACAGCGCGAAGCGGAAGCTAACATGTTGCGCGCGGAAGCTGCCGGACAGGCAGATGCGATTCGCACAAAAGCCCAGGCCGAGGCCGATGCTATTCGTTTACGCGGTGAAGCTCTGCGCCAGAACCCTGGCGTCATGGAGCTGGAAGCCATCAACAAGTGGAACGGTACTCTGCCGCAATACATGACCAGCGGTGCCAATACACCATTTATCCAGATTAAATAACTTACACGCCCGGCAAACCGCCGGGTTAATGGAAAATCAGATGAACAACCAGAATACTCAACCGCAAATAATGAACTATGACCCGAATCTGACGTCGTGCGGACGCATGGCAAAACAAACCGTTCGATTAACTTTCGGACTATGGGAATACCGCGAAACATTCGAAGTTACTGTCGGCGGCAATCTGACCGGACTGGATGTTATCAATTGCGCTATTGAAAGCCTGTACGCAACGCTGCCTTATGAAGAAGTCCTGGATGAGCGCACAGGGGAAACGGATATCATGGCCACCATTAATATTGGCGAACTGATATGCCAGGATGAAGACCTGTCCGGAGAACTCTGGCTTGCCGGGATGCTTATCTCAGCAGAAATTATCAGCATTGGACCCGCTACAAACATACGGCTCTGAAGTTCTCACTATTCAGAGAGCAGGAGAAAAAATGTTCGCTCTGATTAATCAGGGACAACTGTATACCGACAGTGCCGGTTACCCGGTAAAAATTGTTCGCTGCATAAACAACACCGTGTTGTACAGAAGATGTGAAGCGAATGTTTGAAGTGTGGTGCCACTGCCGTGGATGAAAGTTTTATGAGGTTGGCATGCAGACAATCATCTATCAGATAACCCCCAGCAAATGGTGTACGGAGAGAGTCCTCATTGCATCAACAGGGCTAAAGCCTGGCACCATCGAGCGAGCCAGAAGAAAGTCATGGATGCAGGGAAAAGAATACCGCCATTACGCTGTAGAAGGTGAGCCGGGGCATTACAGTGAATGCCTATACAACATCGAAGAAATTATGCGATGGATCGAAAACCAGAAACAACCAGGTGCCAAAAATGCAAGTTCCGGTTAACCTGTTAATGCTCCTGGACGTCTGGGAGGTTTTATGAGTAACGCATCATACCCGACAGGCGTTGAAAACCATGGAGGATCACTCCGTATATGGTTTCACTATAATGGCAAACGTGTCAGAGAAAACCTCGGTGTTCCTGACACCGCCAAAAACCGGAAGATCGCTGGTGAGCTTCGCACTTCTGTTTGTTTTGCAATCAGAATGGGGAGTTTCGACTACGCCGCGCAGTTCCCTAATTCCCCTAACCTGAAATACTTTGGTCTGGGAAAAAGAGAGATAACCGTTAAGGCACTTTCGGAAAAATGGTTGGACCTTAAGAAAATTGAGATTTGTGCGAATGCACTTAACCGTTACCAGTCAGTAATTAAAAACATGTTACCAATGTTAGGTGAAAAAAAACTGGTTTCATCCATAACAAAAGAGGATTTACTTTTCGTAAGGAGAGATTTGTTGACCGGTTACCAAAAGCTTTCTAATGGAAAGACTTCTTCCATAAAAGGGCGCTCAGTGGTCACGGTAAACTACTATATGACAACCATAGCTGGAATGTTTCAATTTGCAACAGATAATGGTTATACCTCAGGAAACCCATTTAACGGTCTGGCTCCCTTAAAAAAGTCCAAGGTAAAACCAGATCCTCTCACCCGTGACGAATTTATTCGTTTTATTGAGGCCTGCCGTCATCAACAAACAAAAAACCTGTGGATTCTCGCTGTATACACGGGTATTCGTCACGGGGAGTTGGTATCGCTGGCATGGGAAGATATAGACCTTAAAGCAAGGACTATAACCATCCGTAGAAATTATACAAAACTTGGCGAATTCACTCCACCAAAAACCGATGCTGGCACCGGAAGGACAATTCATCTGGTTCAACCAGCTATTGATGCTCTTAAAAGCCAGGCGGAAATGACCATGCTTGGAAAGCAACATTCTGTAGAGGTAAAGCAGAGGGAATATGGGAGAACAGCTGTGCATAAATGTACTTTTGTTTTTAGCCCTCAGGTAATAAAACAGCAGCAGTTGTCTGGACCTCACTACAAAGTTGACTCCATCAGGGAGTCATGGACAAGTATCTTAAAACGCGCAGGTCTGAGACACAGAAAATCGTACCAATCCAGGCATACTTATGCATGCTGGTCACTTGCCGCTGGAGCTAATCCTAGTTTTATCGCAAGCCAGATGGGCCACACAAACGCACAAATGGTATTCAATGTTTACGGAGCATGGATGAAAGACAACAATCACGAACAGATAGAACTCCTTAACAAAAGACTATCTGAAAGTGTCCCATGTATGCCCCATAAGAAAGTGGGGTAAAATAAAAACTTGTAAAATCAGTTAGTTTACCCTTAATCCCTGTCACGTTACGCGCGTGGCAGAGGCGTTACGGG